GAGCCGTCCACTAGAGGGGGTAGTGGAACTCCCATTACGTGTGATTGGGCTTCTACTATTGAAGCCATTTCCTTCATCTGACTCGCGTGCGCGACCTTTCATTGCATCATTTCTGGCCTTTTTTATTACTGTAGGCAACAGTGTCTTCGCCTTACTAAGGTACGCGCTCTTTATCCTATCGGTCGAACTTTTGTCAAAGTTTGACTGGAAAGCTTTCTCCCATAATTTGTCTAATAGTGATCTGAATCGCGTATCTTTCGATATTAAAGTTTCTAGATTCTCAAATGCCTCTTTAGTAGCATGATTTTTCACATAGTCAGACATAGTACCACGAGGATCTATGTGACCATCGATGGTAGATTTGAGTACATTATCTGCTCTAGTCTGAAGATCGTCCTTAACTCCTTCAAACTTCGTGTAAAACAACTGCTGCCTTTGTTGTTCTACAGCCTGTTCTGCATTCTGTATACGTGGGTCTGCCTGTCTACTCAGATTCGTAGGGGGAGTAAATGTCTGACTCCCAAATACGAACTGATTCAGAATATTAGCCGCAGCCTGTAGTGGAGCACCCTGATCTCCAAGTGCGCGACCTTCTTTCACCATCGTTACGATGGTATCTTTAATTACATTGCCTAGAACATGGTAATACGCATTCTGATCTACTCGTCTGAGCGCAGGGAGATAATTGTCGGCTATCTTATTGAATGCCTCTGGACTTTCTTCCCTAGCTGCGCGTAAAACAGATGAAATATCACCATTCATTACCTGACGTTCAGTCTGATCTAATATCTGAGCCTTTTCCGAGGCGATTTTAGCATCCTGAATCGTAGGAAATGTCTCTGTAAACTGTTGTTCCCTGTAATATGCTTTCTCAAGGTACGGGAAATCCTTGAATAATTTAGGATACTTTGCTAGAATTTCCCTACGCCTTACAGGTGTAGTTAATTCTAGTAAATCTTCTTCTGTTGGGGGCTTAAGTTCTTCTTCAAGTTCTTTAAGCTCGTCAACTTCTTCAGTTTCTTCTTCAGGATCTTTAATTTCAATTTCGTCAGTTTCCGATTTTTCATCTAATTCAAGAGTCTCTTTAGGAGATTCTTCCTCAGTATTCAATAATTCGAATGTATCTTCGTTAGAATCTGTAATTCCGCCTTCATTACCATCGGGCGGATTATTGAATGGTAGGTTCATTTTGTCCCTCTTGTAGTGGTTGTCCTGTGCTACCTTCAGTTCCACCTTGCGGCGGCATAGGTTGAGGTTGCATCATCATTTGTTGTTGCGCCATCTGCATCTGTTTCTGCATATCCATATCTTTATGCATCTTCATATGCAAAAGGACATTCTCGTATCCAGTAGGATTCTCCATTTTACATAATCTACCTGCATCACTCACTAACCAGCGTCTATCTATATCTGATGCAAGTATATGATCATCCACATCGAAATCTGGTTCAATACTAGGCACGCGCACAGGTGGTGGTGGAGGCATACCCATCATCATAGCTTCCTGCATCATCATAGGATCAGGAGGCATTTCAATAGGTTCACTTGAAATCAGTAGTTGAATTTCTTCTTGTTCCTTTATTCTATCATTTTCTCCAGGTATTACATACTCATTCAATCCGATAGCTCGTTTAATGAATGGAATATTCTCTGGAGTTAATAATGTCTGCATTATTGCTTCATTATTCATCTCGAATAGTTGCATAATGGAATCTTTCTGTTGATTCCACGTAATCGGAAGATTCTCATTAGCTTCTAGTTCGATATTACCTATTTTACCCTGTAGTTCAGCCATCCGAATGAATACATTGACGTAATTACCAAATTCATCTTTCTTTACTTGCTTTTCATCATCCTTCATTTCTTTCATATACATCGGGATGACTTTAGCAAATATCTGCTTCCACCACATCGTTAGCATTTTCCATGTAGTTTGCAGACGTTGTAACGCCTGCGCACGACTCATGCTATATTCAGATGCAGTACGCGATCCAGCCATTTGCCCACCAAACAATGAGGGCAAGGCACCACATACCAACTGACCAATTTCTTGTACCTTTTGTGCGAATGGTAGAACTTCCTTCGAAAGAGTCGCAGTTTTGACCTCATAAAATCCTTCACTCAGAGGTTTCCCGGATTTTGGAGTAGCAGGATATATTCCACCCGGTATGACTTCTGAATTACGATATGCATTGAAGTTGAGTACTTTAGGATCTGCAAAGGTCTGAGGTATTCCATGTTCAACTGTTTGCAACACAAGAGAAATGAGGTCATTGGTAATATCTTGTACCGAAGTGAGTAATAGACCGAGAGGATCAAAATGGATATAATCACTGAGGGGATTGTAAGTAAGAGTCCAACAATCATCAAGGTCTTCATTACACGCATGGGCAACTTGATCATTGACGACCACCACTTTACAACCGTCAGGAAATTGTTTCTTTAGGTCGTCGCATTCATCTTTGTTGAGGACGTTGAATGCACTTGGACGGAGCCAGCAGTTACGCACAGTAACATTGTTAATTGGGTGCTCTCCCCTGTACTGAGGTGAAGTACGGCCCCATTGTTCATATAAATCGTAATTGGAAGATCCCTCTTTGATAATTTTATCTCGCAAATCTGGGTATTGCTCAAGTACGTTGGAATAGTGCGTTTCGTAAGAATAGATAAGATAAGAGCATTCACCCTGCGTGCGTGCCCATATAGGAACCTTAACAAATAGTCCACCATATACTTCCATGCATATTCTGCTCTTAGGATGTTTCGTAATTCCAGTTAATTTCGTGATAGTGACTGTATTATTCCGAATTTCAGGAATTACCTGTGCTCCACATGTAGGACAAATCTCCTGACCCTGATCTACTAACATACCGGACATTATATCTTCGTCACCCGGCATGAATTTATCTACTCTAGGGGCTAGAACTACCTCATCTGACATTTCAGTCTGACAGATAGGACAGATTGACTGTTCATGGTATTCGGATTCGTCCGCGTAATGTTTTTCCTCGTATGTACCGTATGATTCATCCTCTTTCGGATAACAGTAACACGCGGTCATTCCTTCAGTAACAAAGACAAACAATCCATGTAACCAGAATAAAGGAGCATCATTATGTCTAAAGACTAATTCAGCTATTTTATTTCCGGCTTTAGCCGTGATTAAATCTAATGGATTGTCAGCATCATCAGGATAGCACGTAACAGGAGGTACAGTGACAGAAAGAGCAGCGATGATAGACTCAAGATAAGCGCGGTATATATTGACTGGCTTGTCGTAGTATCCTTGATCAGATTCCTCACCAGATCTTTCAGATTCGGGAATACGCCAATCATGCGCGACCTCACTATAGTATGTATGCTGAACATTCTCCCACATCAGCTTCATTCTACGCCATTGTCTTATCTGACGATCACGTACAGCTCTATCCTCATCGTCGAAATGATCGACAATATGTTTTAATAACCGTTTAGTTTCGTCGTCTAGTTCTTTAGCCATTACTGATATGCCTGTTGTCTTCTTCTCCTAGAACCACCGATAGGAGGCATTGGAGTGTATTCAAATACAGGATCATCATTTTCATCATAGTCAGATAGAGTTCTTACATCATATCCACCACGGAACGGCTGGTCTTGCATAGCATCCATCTTACCCTGACCGATGGACATAGCTAGATTTGGATTATTCTGATTAGATTGACCCATTACTGGACCCAACTCTCTACGCATACGACCCTGAAATCTACTTACACCAGGATCATCTACTCCTACTTCCCGTGGTTCTGGATTAGGATTATAATCCTGTGGGGCATTAGTCTCTGCTTCCTTACGCTCACTACGATCATCTAGTAGTTTCTTAGTAAGTAATGCGCCGCCAACACCTGCTCCAATACCTGCGATACCTTTAATTCCACCTAATTTATCTATGAAACTACTCTTTTTATTTGATGCTCCCTGGGGTGGTCCATAATTACCACCAAATTGTCTACTTCCAATTTCGGGTATTGAACCTTCTGATCCATACTGTTGTTTATCTGGATCATCATATCCAGTTACACCTAAATTACCAGCAGCACTAAGACCTGTTTTCAATGCACCCTGAAATTTACTAGCAGTTCCGGCTGCTTTCCCAGCTTTACCTAGCATTCCTACAGCACCTAGAGCATTAGTAGGTATAAACGATGATGCTAAACCCGCGTACCCACCTACTTTACCCAATACATCATCGAATTTACTGGGCGCGAGTCCTTTTGCTGCTGCTTTTTCTGCATCTTTCTGTGACCACTTCTGCACAGCCTTATTAGCCACGCTTGTGCCCATAAGTGATAGCCCACCTGTAAATGGTGCAGCTACATACGGTGCGGCTGTTAGGGCTATTTTCCCTAATTTATTCCAAAACCCCACATCACACCTACCTTACTGAAGGAACAGGCACATCTACGATACCGAAGGCGCGAAGTAGTAACAGTACACAAAATATCACCACAATGATGCGAATCACTAGTTGAATCGGGGGACTCATTGGAATATAGGTTTCAACTAGATAGAGACATAGACCTAGCACGACGAGAGTGAGAATTAAACTGATCATTTATTCTCTCCTAATGCTCCTGCATCGCCGTGACTAATACCCATTTCCATTTCTAGTTCTTGTATTTCTTGTGCTTTCTTCCTCAGTAATTCAGCTTGTTTTCTATCTTCAGCTTCTAACATTTGCTGTTTAACTCTCCACGGAATAAACTGTGGAGTTATTGCTTTGTATTCCTCTTTACTCTCTACTTCTACAGGTTGGGAGGGTGGAGCCAATGCCCTGCTTAGGAGTTCTTTACGCTCTACCTCGCTCTTATGGAGCTGCTCGCGTAAGACCTCACACACAGGACATGTATCTGGCTCCAACCCAAATATCTTTTCAATGATTCGTTTAATCATACCCACTTATCCGGAGTATTAGCACGTTCTGATGAATCTACTTCATCGATCCATTTACGACCTGATGATTTATCTGTAGGTTCAAAGAATGCATCCTTATGAGCTGGATGCATGAACTCGATCATAGCGTAATTCGCTACATCCATGAGAAATTCGGTATTACCCGTGCGCGCGTATTCATCTAACTTGGCCTTAAGTGTTGCTATTGCTTCTACTCTATTAGGAAAAGCATCAGCAACAGCACCATACTTGCTAAAACTCATCATCATACGATCTGCCATACCCTGAATGAACTTCAGTGAAAATTCAGATTCGGGTACTCGTTCTAACCAGTTAATTTTAATCAATGTCTGTACCTAGAGACTGGCTTAATTTCTTCATTAGACTCGACTTTAGCCATGTTTCTATAGAATGCAGTCCAATCCTGTGATGTACTGAGCTTGTTTACTAACGCTTCCTGCGCTTGGATTTTCTTGAATTCTGCATTACTCTCGTCAAAATACCCTTCCGCAGCATCGACAAGGTATCGTAACCCATCAATCGGATCGTCTCCTTCAAATTCTGCGATGTCTTCAGCAGGTTTATTTCCTTTTGGCTTATCATATGAGCACGCCTTAATTGCTTCCACCAAAACCGGAGCACAATCCTTAAATATCTGCAATTTTGGCAGATTTTTCTCAGGTTCTTGTGGAAGAAATGAATTCATGTACGCGCGATACTCTACTTCACCCCTATTACGCCATATCCACATTCCATAATCTTCATTGTACAGAGGCATCTCATTCTGATTCATTAGTTTAGGCTGCCACCGTAGGTATTCATGGATAAGTAGTTTTCCTGCAATCCTCGAACCGGGAGTGTTATTACTAAGTTCCACAGAGGTTCCCAATTCTTCTTCAATTTGCTGTTGGATTGTATGTTCCTGTCCTCTATCCTGACCAGCAGACTTACAAAATCTGATGAGACGAGGACTCTCCTTATCGATACATAACTTAACGTGTGGTGCCCATTCTGCGATTTTGGTCTTAACCCAATGTTGTTCACGATATATGTACACTCTCTTGTTTGGCGATATAGCCGCGTAACCTATCCACGTCATAGCCGCAAATCCCCAGTCACCAATTACTATTCTGGGCCACCACTGTGGGATTTCAAATTCAGGGATAACGTGAATTGCATTATCTGGCTCATCTTCGAACTTTCTATCACGGAATTCATCGAATACTTGACCTTGATACGCATCCCAATCACCTAATAATTTGGCTTTTCGTTCAGCCTCGATTGTGATTCCCTGAAGTGATTGTTTGTAAGTTGGGTCAATGTGCTTATTATCTTCGAGAGTCGAATGGATATAGATTCGTTTATTTCCACCCTTGCCGACGATAATTTTTCCACCCTTAGGATAAGGCTTGATAAATCGTTTATAGGTCCAAGTATGCCCAATTCCTCCGGGCATTCCAGCAGCGCGTGTGATAGAAGGTAATCCTGAATCTTTTGGAGCTCTATTGCGTTGGAAGGTGATGTAGGTATAAATCCATTCAGTAATCGAAGTAAGTTCGTCCGGAGTATACAGACATATTTGCATTGTATCGTATTGATGCACGTCATCTTCATTCTCACAATGACCTAGAAAGATCATCGCTCCTTCGTTAGTACCGCCTGTACCGCCATACTGATCGGTGCGTGGGAATGTCCAACACATCTCTGTCTTATTAAGTGTGGCCCCAAACTTCCTGTAGAGTTCACGAGATCTAGGTATAATCTCATTACGGTT